AATGCTAATAGAGAGATAAATGACATTAGATTACAAGCTGAAGATAGAGAAAATAAATCAGCATCAGAACGAATTAAGTTATTAAGAAAAGCACAAGCAATAGAAGAAGAAATAACACAGAAAGAAATTGATGCTAAACAAATGCTAGTTGATGCTATGATTCTTGAGCAATCAATATCTTTAACAACAATTGAAGAAAAAGACAAACTTGCTAAAATGCAAGCAGAGTTAATAAACTTAGATACAAAAAAATTAAGAAGTCAGAGATTATTACAAACACAAATAACTACTGCTGTAAATGAAGAAATGGCAGCAGCTAAAACTTTACAAGACTTTAAAGATTCATTAAGAGTAAAAGATGAGGAAAATAAGTTTGCTGAAATTGAACAAGAAAAAGCCGACAGAATTAAAAAACTTGAAGAATTAAAATTAAATGAAACTGAAAAGCAACAACTAATTTTAGACATAGAACAAGCATTTAAAGAAAAGAAAAAAATAATTGAAGATGAAGAAAAGTTAAAATTAGAAGAAGAAAAACAACAATTCTTAGAAGCTGAATTAGGAAAACAAGAATTAGATTTAGAAGAACAAAGAGCAAAAGCCTTAGATGAACTTATGAGGTTTGAACATACAGCAGAACAAAAAGCTGCAATAAATGATAAATATAATAAGTTACAAGAAAAGCAAGATAAAGCAGTTAGTGCTGCTAAATTAGGTATAGCAAAACAAGGTATGGCATTGATTGCTGAAATAGCAGGAGAAGGAAGTGCAGTAGGTAAAGCAATGGCAATAGGTCAAGCTACTATCTCAGGTATTGAAGGTGTACAAAATGCATTTAGTACAGCACAGGAAAGTCCAATAACTGCAGCATTTCCTGCTTATCCATATATTCAAGCAGGTTTAGCAGGAGCATTTAGTGCTTTACAAATTAAAAAAATAGCTTCAACAAAAGCAGATGGTAAAGGATCAACTCCTTCGCCAAGTTCAAGTGTAGGTGGTGCACCTGCAACTCCAGCAATTCCACCTGCATTTAATGTAGTAGGTACTAGTGATACTAATCAGTTAGCAGATGCAATAGGTGAACAGACACAGCAACCAGTACAAGCATTTGTAGTTGCTAGTGAAGTTACAAGTGCTCAAGAACTAGATAGAAACATTGTTACAGGAGCAACAATTGGATAAATACAAAATTAATATTTAAATACGTTATATAGTTATGAGAATAGTAGAATTAATATTAGATGAAGATCAGGAAGATGCAGGAATAGAAGCTATATCTATAGTTGAAAGTCCTGCAATAGAATCAGATTTTGTTGCTTTAAAAGCAGAAGAAATAAAACTTGCTGAAATAGATAAAGATAAAAGAATTTTATTAGGTGCTTTATTGATACCTAATAAACCAATATATAGAAATGGAGATGAAGGAGATTACTACATTTTCTTTTCTAAAGACACAATAGTAAAAGCATCACAGATGTATTTAAAAAATGGTTATCAAAACAATTCAACTCTTGAACACGCACAGGCATTGAAGGGTTTGACGTTAGTCGAGAGTTGGATCGTTGAAAGTGAGACACAAGATAAATCTAGAAAATATGGTCTTAATGTTCCTGTAGGAACTTGGATGGGTGCTGTAAAAGTTAACAATGATGAAATATGGAAAGAATATGTTAAAACAAATAAAGTTAAAGGTTTTTCAATTGAGGGTTATTTTGCTGATAAAATGGAGTCACCTAAAGAAAAAGTTAAAGAAAATATGTCTGAAGATCAAAAATTAATTAATAAAATAATAAATATTTTAACTTTAGATAATGAGACAAAAAAACAATAGAAACAACAAAAATTTTATACCTAGCAGAACAAGTCCTACAGGTGGTAGGAGAGCCTGTTTATGTTGGGATGAAAACACTTATTCTATATCGTGTTGTGATGGGTCTATAAGGGCACAAGGTATAGGAGTTATTACAAGAACATAAATTGAAAATGCAAAAATTAATTACTAATCCGTTATATATATAATATGAAATCAACCGAAATGATCAATCAAATCAAAACACTTCTAAACATTGAAGTTAAACTAGAGGAGATGAAGTTAGAAAATGGCACTTTAATTAGTGCTGAATCCTTTGAAAAGGATAAAGAAGTTTTTATCGTTACAGACGATGAGAAAGTAGCAATGCCTGTCGGCGAATATATGCTAGAAGATGGAAGACTTTTAGTCGTTTCAGAAGAAGGTATGATTGCTGATGTAAGAGATGTCTCTGATGAAGTACCACAAAAAGAATCTAAAGAAGGAGAAGAAATTACTTCTGATCTTAAAGATGAAGAAGATGGGTACAAAAAAGAGGAAGAAGATATGGAAGAAGAAGCTGATGTAGCAGACTGGAAAGGAATGGAAAAAAGAATTAAAAACTTAGAAGATGCTATTGCTGATTTAAAAGGTGATAAAGAAAGTAAAATGGGTGATGAAGTTGAGGAAGAAATGGCAATTGAAAAACCATTAAAATCAAGAACAGTTAAAGAAGAATTTTCTGAAGAAGCTGCTTCTAAACCTATTAAGCATAATCCTGAAGGAGAAACAAAAACAAAGAAAAAAGTTGAATTTGCTAAAGGTAAATTTAATTCAACAGCAATCGAAAGAGTATTAAACAAATTAAACAAATAAAAAAAATATGGGAACATTTAACTATTTATCTAACGATGTGGAACGTAATCAAGTTTCACAAAAGACATTATCTGCATCGGTTTCTGTACCTGCAGGAGATGCTGGTATTGATCATAACATAGCAACAGATGCTTTAGTGGTGAGTTTACCAAAAATTAATTCTGGTAACTTAGGAATGACTTTCTTATTTAGAAACACAGGTGCAGATGGAAATAACATTATTACGTTATCTCCTGACTCAGCTGATGGTTTTAACGGAAGTATTGCTAATGCTTCTGCAGATTCAGTAGCAAGTGGAGTTGTAAATAAAGATTGGGTAAACACAAAAGCAACAGCAAATAAAGGTGATTATGTTGTAATTAGAGCAGTAGCTTTAACTCAATGGTACATAATTGGTGGTGTTGGAATCTGGGCATCTGAATCATAATATTAATTAAATAAATAAAAAAAAGATATGAGTAATTTAAAAAATGTACAATTAGCAACTGCTACAAATATCACTACTTCTTATGCAGGTGAGTTCGCAGGTGAATATATAGCAGCAGCATTATTGTCAGCATCTACTATAGATGATGGTGGATTAACAGTAAAAGCAAATATTGCTTTCAAAGAAGTAATTAAAAAATTAGCAACAGGTTCTTTAGTAAGTCCTGCAGGTTGTGATTTTGTACCTAATTCTTCAGTAACACTTACTGAGAGAATTATACAACCAGTTGAACTACAAGTTAACTTACAATTGTGTAAGTATGACTTCGTAAACGATTGGGAAGCACAGTCAATGGGATATGGTTTAGGTCAATCTTTACCACCTAAGTTTTCTGACTTTATGATTGCTCACGTTGCAGCAGAGGTTGCTCAAAATACAGAGTTTTGTATATGGCAAGGAGATACTACAGCAGCATCTAATAACTCATTTGATGGGTTTGAAAAACTAATAGCAGCTTCAGCAGCAGCAGGAGATATTCCAGCAGGTCAGCAAGTAGCAGCAGTTGGTGGTGGACTTAGTGCAGCAAACATTATTGCTGAATTATCTAAGGTAGTAGATGCTATTCCTTCTTCATTATATGGTAAAGAAGATTTATTTATATATGTTGGAAGTGCAGCAGCTAAATTCTACGTTCAGGCGTTAGGAGGGTTTGCAGCAAATGGATTAGGAGCAAATGGTGTAAATGCACAAGGTACTCAATGGTGGAACAATGGATCACTAACAGTAAATGGTGTTAAATTATTTGTTTGCCCAGGAATGTCAGCAGATAAGATGTATGCAGCACAAAGAAGTAACTTATATTTCGGAACAGGTATCTTAAACGACACAAATGTAGTGAAGGTTTTAGATATGGCTGATTTAGATGCTTCTAACAATGTAAGAATGGTAATGAGATTTACCTCAGCAGTACAATTTGGAATTGCTTCAGACATTGTTGAATACGCATAAATTAATAATTAATCATAAAACAGGGTAGGTGGATTATCTACTTACCCTTTTTTTTTAAAATAAAAAATAAAATTATGGCTTGTACACTAACAACAGGTAGATCAATTCCTTGTAAATCAGCTTTCGGTGGCATAAAATCTGTATTATTTGCAGACTTTGGAACTATTGCAAGTGTAGCACAAGATTCTACTACAAAAATATGGACTATTACAAATGGTTCACCAGCACCTGTATGGTTCGAATATGATGTAAAAGGTAACTCTAGTTTAGAAACTACAGTAACAAGTAGCAGAGAAAACGGAACAACTTTTTACACACAAACATTAAACTTAACTTTGACATTCTTAGATGCAAAGACACAAGATGAATTACAAAAAATAGCAGTTGCTAGACCATATGCAGTAGTCGTTGATTACTATGGAAATAGCTTTTTGTGTGGACTTGAAAACGGAATGGAAGTAACAGGTGGAACTGTTGTAACAGGAGCAGCAGCAGGAGATTTAAGTGGGTTTACTTTAACATTTGAAGGAATGGAAGAAGATGCTCCTTTATTTCTAAATTCTACACCAACAGCATCAACTGCACTAATTGACCCAACACCAGTTGGAGTTCCTGCTTAATAATTAGTTTTTTTAGTTAGAAAATCAAGCATCCTTAAGGGGTGCTTTTTTTTTTGCTTACTACATTCTACAAATTGATCAAATTTATACGTTATATAAGTAATGATTATATTAACAACATCAGCACAGGCTCAAGAATTTTCAGTAATTCCTAGACAATATGACGATAGTGCTTTTACTATAAGAGTAAGAGATGACAGTACTAATGTAACAGTTGACTATTTAAATCAATCAGGAACAACCTCAGGCAATTATTTAAAAATTAATTTAGTTTTTAGTCCTATATTAGTTGAAGCACATTTTTATGACTTATCTTTATTTGTAGATTACAATTTTTGGAACACAAATAATAGTTTTTGGAATTTATATGATATTTTATGGCAAGTAGATTCTAATCAAAAAGAAGATATATTCAATGATAAAATATTTTGTACAGACCAAGACATAGATCAGTTAAATGATAATGATCACTACCAATTAAATAAAGATCAATATACTTTTTATAGTGGTTTTGATAATACATATACCGTAAGATGAAAAAAACAAGATTAAGAAATGAAAAAGGACAATTTAAAAAACACTCAAAAATGAGTGAGTTTGGTTTTGTCAATTTAAGCACCTACACTAGTCCTGAAATTAAAGAAGTAAGTGGTGAGGATTGGATAGAGTATGGAGCAGATAATAACTATTTTCAGTATTTAATTGACAGATACAATGGTAGTCCTACAAATAATGCAGCAATAAATGGTATAAGCCAAGCAATTTATGGTAAAGGTATAAATGCTACAGATGCAAGTAGAAAGCCTAATGAGTATGCACAAATGATTTCTTTATTTAAAAAAGATGTAGTTAGAAAATTATGCTATGATCTTAAATTAATGGGTCAATGTGCAATGCAAGTTATCTATAATAAAAATAGAAGTAAAATTGTTCAGATTGAACATATGCCTATTGAAACTCTTAGGGCAGAAAAATGCAATGAAGATGGAGATGTTCCTGCTTACTATTATTTTAAAGATTGGGCAAACATAAAAAGAAGTGATGACCCTTTAAGAATTCCAGCATTTGGTATGTCTAATGAAAATATAGAAATATATTATGTAAAACCTTACAAGTCTGGTTTTTATTACTACTCACCTGTGGATTATCAAGGTGGTTTGCAATATGCTGAATTAGAAGAAGAAGTGTCAAATTATCACTTAAACAACATTTTAAACGGATTGTCTCCTTCAATGTTAATTAACTTTAACAACGGAACTCCAAATCAAGAAGAAAGACAATTAATAGAATCTAAGATAGCACAAAAGTTTTCTGGATCAAGTAATGCAGGTAAGTTTATATTAGCATTTAATGACAATAAAGAAAGTCAAGCTGAGATAACTCCAGTTCAATTATCGGATGCACACAACCAATACCAATTTTTATCAGAAGAAAGTACAAAAAAAATAATGGTAGCACACAGAATAGTGTCTCCAATGTTACTTGGTATAAAAGATTCAACAGGATTAGGTAATAATGCAGAAGAAATTAAGACAGCTTCATTACTTATGGATAATACAGTTATAAGACCATTTCAGGAACTTTTAATAGATTCCTTTGATAATGTACTTGCTTACAACGAAATTGCTTTAAACCTATATTTTACAACCTTACAACCACTAGAATTTACTGAGGTAGATAGTTCAATACAAGACAAAGAAGATATTGAGGAAGAAACAGGTGTTGAGATGGAAAAATTTAGTCTTAAAATGATTGATGGTAAAGAGGCTTACAAAACCAAAGAAAAAGCCATAGAGGTGGCTGAGGAGATGGGGTGTGGTGGTTATCACGAACACGAAGTAGATGGTGTTGTTTATTATATGCCTTGTAAAAATCACGATGACTTAAAAACACAATTATCTAAAGACAACATTGAAGTAGTTTTAGGATCATTAGGAAAGTCAGCAGTTAAGATGAGTGAGGAGTGGGTTTTAGTAGATGAGTTAGATGAAAGCAATGAAGTGAGTAGTAGAGATTGGGCAGAGTATTTAGTTAAAGAAAAAAAATCAACTTTAGATAAGATAAAAGAAATAATTGGATTAAAAAAAGCTACTGAAGAAAATGTAGGTAGTGTAAATGATGGATCAGCTTTTAGTCAATTAGACAGCAAAAATGGTTTATATAAAATTAGATACAAATATGCTAGAGGTATGCGATCCAACGAAAGTGAATCAAGGACATTTTGTAAAGAAATGATGAGATTATCTGAAGGTGGTTTAGTTTGGAGAATAGAAGATATTGACAATGCTAGTTTTGGTAAACTTGAAATAAAAGATGGTAAAGGAGAACGAAAAGATGAGAATGTAAATACAGAATTTAGACATAAACCTGATTTACCTTATAATATTTTTGAGTTAAAAGGAGGAATCTATTGCCAACATAAATGGGTTAGAGTTTTATATAGATTAGAATCAAACACAGAGGAATCTAAAAATTTAAATAGTTATAAAAAAACTAGAAATATTCCTAAGTATGCACAGAAATTTCCAAGAGGATCAGACTTAGCAAAAACAGCAACAGGAAGACAACCGGGTAAAGGAGCATATCCAAAATAAAATTAAAAAATGGCAACAGTATTATTTATAAATAGAACAGATTTAGTTAGAAATTCCATCATTGATGGTAATGTAGATACGGATAAGTATATACAGTTTATTAAATTGGCTCAAGAAATACACATACAAAACTACTTAGGCACTAAAATGTATAATGCTTTAACAACAGCAATGCCTAATATTGATCAACCTGCAAACGCAAGATGGAAAACTTTATTAAATGATTATGTTGTGCCAATGCTTATATGGTATGCACAAGTAGATTATATTCCATTTTCTGCATATCAAATTAGAAATGGTGGAATGTATAAGCACAGATCAGAAAATGCAGAGACAGTTAGTAAAGAAGAAGTAGATTTTTTAACAGAAAAAGCAAGAACAAATGCAGAATGGTATTCTAGAAGATTTATTGATTTTATGAGTTTTAACCAAACTACATATCCTGAATATACTAGTAATACTAATGATGATATATACCCTTCATATGATGCAACTTTTAATGGTTGGGTTCTATGAAATATAAAGTAAAAGAAAAAAACATTGAAAAATTAAAAGTCTTTTTAAAAAAGATAGAAAATAATAAAACAAAAAAATTAAAGAATGGCAACTCTATTTAATACTAAAATATCGCAAACTTACCAAGGTTTATTAAAAACTATTGATAATGCAGCATTAACCACTACATTAAGAGAACTTACAGATGGTTTAGGCAATCAATCAGGTCTTTACTTAAACAAATCTGGTGATTTTAAAGTAACTGCTATTTTAGAGTGGGGATCATTAAAAGACACAGGCACAGGAGTTACAATAACTCAATTTGTAACCTCTACTAATGGACTAGAAAACTTTAATAACAATACTACAATACCAACAAGTGCAGCAGTTAAGTTATATGTAGATACTAAATTTTCACAAACAGACACATTACAAGAGGTTCTAACATTTGGCAATACTACAAGTGGAACAGACATAGCAGTTAGTGCTAATGATGACATTACTTTTACTGATTCTAGTAAAATCTTAATGGGTAATTCAGCAGATTTATCTATTTATTTTGATGGTTCAAATAATTATATACAATCAACTGGTGGAACAGTCAATCATACATATACAAATCAATGGAGATTAATTAAAAATGGAACAAGTGAGTTTTCTATTCAAGCAATAGTAGATGCACAAGTTGATTTATATTATAATGGAACTAAAAGATTTGAAACTACAGACACAGGTGCTTCTGTTACAGGAGACCTTGTAGTAAGTGGAACAATCACAGGTTCAGGAGGTTCATTCCTACCACTCGCAGGGGGTACAATGACTGGTAACCTTAGGCTAAATGATACTGTACAATTACTGATTGGTAGTTCTACTGATTTGTTGTTATCTCATAATGGTAGTAATTCTTATATATCTAATTATACAGGAGATTTATTTATAGAACAAGCTAAAGATAATGGAAATATAAATTTTAAATCAGACAATGGTACTGGAGGAACAGCTACATATATTTTAATTAATGGCACAAGTGGTGCAGTTGAGTTAAGTCATTATGGAACAAAGAAATTTGAAACAACATCAGCAGGTGCTACAGTATCAGGTGCTTTATCTACTACAACAAATGTAACAGTAGGAGCAAATGCAACTTTTGTAGATAACGGAAAAGCCTTATTTGGAAATTCTAATGAATTAGAAATATATCACGATTCTACAAATAATATTATAAAATCAAGTAGTGGTCAATTAAAATTATTATCAAATGCTATTTTGTTAAGAAATAGTGCTGATGATGAAACTTTATTATCTGCCTTTGCTAATGATACAGTTATTTTATATAATAATAATATAGAAAAATTTAGAACACTAGGTACAGGTGCAAAGGTTACAGGTAATTTAGAAGTAACAGGTACAATTACTGGAAGTGGTGGCTCGTTCCTACCTTTAGCAGGTGGAACAATGACAGGCAACACTATCCACAACGATAATGTAAAGTCTATTTATGGAACAGCTAGTGATGGGTTACAAATATATCACGATTCTAGTAATAGTTATATTATAGATTCAGGAACAGGTGGTTTAATTTTACAAGCTAATTCTGATTTTGCAATACAATCTTACGGAACTAATGAAAATTTTATAAGTGCAGCAACAAATGCTTTTGTAAAATTATTTTTTGATGGTTCAGAAAAACTAGCAACTACAAGCACAGGTATATCAGTAACAGGAAATGGAGTGTTTAGTGGTAATGTTACTGTGCCTGATAATCAATATTTTGCAGCAGGTACTGGTGGGGATTTATTAATTCGACATTTATCCAGTGATAATTCAAGTTACATTCAAAATTATACAGGAGATTTTAACATTGAAAATAGAGCAGTAACACAATCAATAGTATTTAAAGTATCAAATGCAAATGCAGGAGATACAACTGCCTTAACTATTAATAGAGAAGGGGATTTAACTACAGGAGCTGATGTCACTATTGCAGGAAATTTAACTGTAAACGGAACAACTACAACTATAAACACACAAACACTAGCAGTAGAAGACCCATTAATAGAACTATCAAAAGACAATGCAGCTAATTCTGTAGATATAGGTTTCTATGGTAAATACAATGATGGAACTGCTAGATACTTAGGCTTGTTTTCTGATGCTTCGGATTCTAATAAATTTAGATTATTTAAAGGCACAACAGTACAACCTACAACAACAGTTAATATTGCAGGTTCAGGATATGTAGCAGCAGACTTACAAGTTGCAGGATTAGAAGCAACAACAGGTGTTTTTAGTAGTACAGGTTCTTTTGGTGGAGATGTAACAATAGCAAAATCAACCCCTAAATTAACATTTAATAATTTAGCAGGTGGTGGATTAGACCCATCATTAACTGCAAGTGGTAGTAATTTTACTATTTCAACAAGTAGCGTTACATCTTTAAGTTTAGCTTTAGATACAGGAAACGCATCCTTTACAGGAGATGTAAGTTTACTAGATAATAAAAAAATAAATCTAGGTAGTGGTGGAAATGATTTAACCTTATATCATCAAAGTAACACAAGTTACATTAGAAATAATACAGGGAATTTAGAAATTAGAAACCAAACATCAGGTGCTTCAGACTTATTATTAATGGGTCAAAGTGCTAATGGTTTACAAACATATATAACTTTAGATGGAAGCATTGAATCAATAATGGTCAATAAAGACATATTAATGTTTAATGATGGTGCTAATGGTAAGTTAAAATTTGGTGCATCGCAAGACCTTCAAATATACCACGATGGAAGTAATTCTTATATTCAAGATGTAGGAACAGGTAATTTACTTATTACAAGTGATGGAGCAAGTGTTCAAATAAACAAAGGTCTTACTGAAAATATGGCTGAATTTATTACTGATGGTGCAGTAAATCTTTATTACGATTCAGCTAAAAAGTTTGAAACTACAAGTACAGGAATTAAAGTTAGTGACACAGGTTCAGTTAAAAAAATAGTATCATATTTTGATGGCGATTACACAAGTGGATTTAAGTTTTCTGATTTAAATGGTGGTATATGGTATGATGCAGGTGCAGATGATTTATATTTAAATGCAAATCACGCAAATAGTCAAGTAATTTTACAATCAGGTGGCTCAACC